GCCACGAGTACAAAACTCTTGATAGAAGCGCAACCGCGAATTAGCGGAGTAAAACTCCCCAAAAAGAGGAGACACACGACTGCAACGTGTGTTTTAAAACAAAACATGCAATTATACAGGTGTTGCGTCACCGATCAGATGATCAAGTGTCGGACAACACAGGAAATACAAACATGTAAAATCAGCGCCAGCACCAGCTGCGGTCTGAAGTGTGGTATAACCCACTTCATCATTCCCAGTGGTGTTTGCGACGATGATTGAAACCAAAGCACTCTGTAGATGGGTACCATCTGCTGTTGCACCCTCTATGTAGTTGTTTGGATCGGACAACGTAAAGTTGTAATTGTTGTTGTCGGGCAATGTGAATTGCACCGATGGAGCGACAGACGTGGAGGTCACAGCATAACCCGCAAGCCCATCGCGTAAATTCCAAACGGACCCAAGATTTGCCACTTTCGTGGACAAACTTGAAGATCCTAAGAAATTTGCGATCAATTGTACTACACGATTAGTGGCTGTCACACTGCCAGAATCGGTCGCCCGGGTGACACGAATATCATCTGGACGTACGATCGGACTATTGACAGTCAAAGTGTAGTTGATGCCACCCCTAATACCAAGATACATCCCAGCAACGTAAGGAATCATGTGCATTGTGGTGAAGGAATAATTGTCAGTTCCTGCACCTATGACTTTGTTCGCATCCGTAGGCCAAGCCACCGGTACAAATCCAGGTGTATAAGGAATTCGTGAAATTCCTTTCCGATAAATGTTATACGCATTAATCGCACCGTTCGGTAATGGAACTGTATCCATCACTTGTGAACGACGCAACAATTTACGCAAAGACAAAATCGCCTCACCATAATTCATACCATATCGTTCTGCAGAAGGTGCTGATTTTCCACCAAAACAATGGTATTTCAACACCTCTTCACTCTGCAGTGCGAAAAAAGATGGCACTGGACAGTTCACGCCTGTTGAACCAGCTGTAATGTTTCCTTTGGGATTCGAAAATTCGAAATCATCCCCAGCAGAAACATAAAACAATATGGCAACGGTACTAGTAGATGGTGCTTCCAACGTATTATACACACGTACAGTGAGAACACCATTATGCACAGTAGGTCCGGGGGCATTTGTAGTACCCAACGTCCACCCTTGGGCAGTGGGATTGTCGTGCGTGTACAACCAGGCCAAAGCCTGGTGATAGGGTATTTCCAAAGTAATCTCATCTGTTTCTCCAATATCCAAAATGTGCGTATAGCACTCATTCAGACCTGGGTCTACAGTTGTAATGTTGGACAGAGGGTCCCAAGATAACTTTAGACGCCCCTTGTGATACTTTGTGCACACCACTTTTATGCGAATCTTGATGGAACCACGCCAATTAGCAAACACGTTGGAAAGATACGACAACGGGGTGTCATAATGTCTATAACCAACAGTAGTCGATGCACCATTCGTCAGATTGACGTAATCACGCAGAGTGGGTGTCACACGTGCGTTGAATATTTGCGTACTTTCAGCGTCACTTGTGGACCAGCTAGTTGAACCAAAGAATGATTCTTTCTTCTTCAAATAATTCAAAGCAAGCTCGTCCTGGTTTGGCAAACCAAATGGTGTGGGATCAATAGCCAGCTCGGTTTTGGGATCGAGCGTCAACTTTTGATAAGGCACACTAATCTCGGCTGTCGCTAAATGGGGCGCTGACATCTGATAAATGGGCATCACATCAGCGATGTTGGGTGGATTTGTATACCCAAACAGGGCTGCGACCTTGGAGACAGCATTAGCTCCAATCTCAGTGGCACGCGCGAAGCGTCCAATAATGGGAATCTTGGTCAGCATCCCTGCAATGTTGGCTACGGCAGTTGCTGGCTTAGAAACGGCACCATTGCCATACTCATCAGCCTGCAATGCAAGCTTGTTTGTGGTTCCCATCAATTCCACGTCGGTCATCCATGCGATCGTTTTCACCGTAATACTCGTAGGTGCTGTGGCAATAGCCACGGCAAACGAAGCGAATGTAACAAAATTGAGCGTTCCCATATTAAGTACATCCGTATTATTCGTAATATCCAACCAATTCTTATGATAAAAGAACGGAAGCTCCATCTCACCACCAGCATTACGCTGTGGCTCGATGTAAAATCCAGGTTGTTGCGAGTACGGAATACGCAAAGGAAGATCCGAAGTTGCGTTTGTCCTAATCTTGTCAGCGACAAGACCTAGGAGTGGACTATAACAAGCCCGCATCAAACCATACTGGAAAGGTGTTGCATTGATAACAACCTTGACATGCAATTTGCCACGCAAAAAAGCGTAGTTGTTGATTTTGTTCTTAACCACAGCAGTGTTCAAGAACAATTGCCAAGGTTTAATCGTTCGCGTCACCCCAATAGGATTCGAAGTTCCCCAAGTGAAGGTGTCAATGGTGACAGGACGACCTAGAAATTGGCCCAAGCCCAAATCTGGAGTCGAATCAACCACTGCAATAGTGTCATCAGCATTCGAGGCCATCATCATTTCACCACGCGTGGATTCTTCAAACGTGACGTTTACTTCAGTTATCGGCGCTGTGACTTCTTCACTCTGCAATACAAAACGAGACGAAATACTCTGCCAATGCGCGCTCGTAGGCGCACGTGCAGGAACAGTTCTTTTAGTGACTGTTTCAACTTTCTTATTTTCTTCTTTCTTATAATTGTTACCTGACATGTAATTTAACGCAAACATGAACTGCCAAATACATATATGCGCACTGGGACATTTATAAGCCCTCTGACGCCCGCCGAAATCTCTCACATAGAGTTTCCCAGTTTGGCAGGGTCGCTTCACCGACATAAAATCGGTAGGGCTCCTCTTCTAAGATTGACTTAAAGAAGAGGTGGTGTTCTTCAAAGATCTCTCGACCATGGAAAAAGAACTCAGTGTTGGCGCTACTGATAACAGCAACCATTTGAGCGTAAGCATCAATGGTCCCTGAAGGTACCCACATCGTGAGCGACTTGTGAATTGACTTCACCTCCAATGGGCAAGCAAAAGCTTGCAAATCATTCTCATAGCGCCAAGATCGCTTCAAAAACGAGCAATCTCTGATGTGGATATATGGGCGAGATTCAGATTCTTTGTCTGCCATTGTGTACTCTACACCAATAGTAGCCATAGCTTTCTGAATATTTGTGTGGTTAAACCACGGGACAGCACGCGATACGCCCATCGCATTGTCGTCACCATATGTCATCAAATTGACATTCTTCTTGAAATCTCTACAGTTCTTTCCTTGCGGATTAATTAAACAGTATGCATAACGCATGTACAAACTGTTAACAATAGAGTTCACAATGACAGTCAAAGGATGACCTGAAGGATTCGTGCCGAAAAATTCGACAAGATCCCCGTTGACGTTCACGACCGGAAATGCTGTATCATACCCAATGCACATTATTTCTCTGAGCTCCTGCTCAGAGAATCCTGCTGCGCGATGGATAGCAATAATGACACGATAAGCTGCCAAAACAAATGATGCAATCATCCGCTTATCGAACTTACCATAGTCACCAGCAATAATCTGATCATCTCCATGAGCCGTCAAATACTCATAGATATGTGTCCATTCAATGGACTGTGCAACTGTGCCTGGCGCTGCTTCGAACACAAACTTGTTCTTCTGCAAAAGACGCACAAACGACAACAGTTTCTTCCTGATGACCAAGCTGGCATCAATTGGAGCACCTGTGAACATTCGAACCTTCTTAGCATGAATCTTCCTCAAGGGTAAAACTTCATCCTTCAAATGACCGGTATATACGGGATACGCACGTTGACCTTCAGCATAAAGCTTTTCAATCTTACGCACGCGATCCCACACCTCTTCATTGAAATCGACTCCCTCAGGATAGGTCTGATCCGGTGCACTTACCAAGAAATTCTTCTTGGACTTACACCATGGATGTCCCATCGAAGAATTCACATTGATACGATCAATGAACTTCACACCTGGCAAACCATTCACAGCGGCACGATCACTGAGAAAGACGAGTTGTCCCCGCCAATCCTTAGATTTCTCATCCAACGCCTCAATGATCTCATTAGCAAACGAATCTGCACAGTGATCAAGGAGACTCTGATCAATATCAGTGTGGGGCACAACCATTTCTTTGACATTATTGTGCCATGGCTCCCATCCAGTCATATTCGGACGTCCAAACTCAGGTTCGCACTTGAAATGTTCAACCATCCGATCCTTCAAGGGAGTATCACAGACACGGCTACGGGGCTTAGGACGAAATCCTGAAAAGCTTCCGTAAATGTTTGCTGT